GATTTAAGCGTTGAATTTTCGCTTTTAAGACTATGTACTTCGGCGGTCAATATGTCAATCTTTTCACTTAATTCTTTTACCTTATCGGTCATATCTTGAGCCATCTCTCGCCAGATTTTAATCGCTGCCTCGGTATTCGACAACTCCCCTCCTTGAATGTCTACATTTTCTTTTTTGCGTGTGCTAAAGTATGTCGCTATCGAAGCAACTAAAGCCGTTAAAATATTTGTGAACCAATCAGGAAGGGAGTGCAACACCGCTAGTCTTTTTTAAGTTTTTGTAAAATTTGTGCCTTTGCAATGATAGCGAAGTTTTCGTTATCCTTTACAAAGTTTTTAAAAGTTTCTTGGTCGCTAGAGTCCAAATCTAGTACCTCACCTTTGTTAAGTGCTAAAGCCCATTCCCAAAACTTAAGAGCATCGCCTTTAGATTGTTGAACAAGTGAATTAGCTACTAGCTTACCAGCGTTTGCGTTGTCGATAGACTTACCGTCTAAATCGACTAGGTCAAAGTTTAAATCAATTTTCATTTTTGTTGTTTGTTTCACTATAAACGAAAATCAGAATGTTTTGTTTCTAATTACGCCCAAGGCAAAGGGTAAGCCACAATCGGAGGGTTTAAAAAGTTCTGAATCTGAGCATCTAAATTTGCCTCGATTGCCTCGCTATCTAACCCAGCCGTAAGCCATGCTTCTACCATTTCCTTTGTGACTTCATCGTAAGGAGTGAAGCTCGCTTCGTGTGGTGCGTCTAAAGAAATAGCACCGTAAGTGTCAGCCGTAAAGTGAATCACATCTTCTTCGTATTGCTTTTGCGCTCTATAATGAATTGTACTAATTACTTTGTCCATCCCGTCTAAAGAGGGGATAGAGTCTAGTTGAGAAATCACCCAGTTAAATGCCATATTATTTATTTTTTAAAATGTCTAATTCTGCTTTTAATTCTTGCATTCCCTTAATTAATACAGAAACTAATCTGTCATAAGAAACTGCATTAGGATTTTTATCTTGGTCTAATTGCACTAATTCCGGAATTACTTTATAAACTTCTTCAGCAATTAATCCTACATCGGTATTTTTTTCTTGTTTGTATTCAAACATTACAGATTTAAGTTTTAAAATATCTGCTAATCCATAAATTGAATCTCTTACATTATCTTTATATCTAATGGATGAAGTGTCATAACTTAATAATCCAGTAGAAGCATTATATTTTACTGCGTTAGTTCCTGCTCCCGTTGAAAAATTGTACAAATAAACAGCTCCATCAACATTAAATTTACCATCTCCAGTTGACCTATTAACGTAAACATTCCCATTACTATTAATTCTAAACGCCTGTCCAGCAGCTCCAGTTCCTATACTAAAATCATTACCTGCAGAATCAATTGTACCTAACGACCAATTCGTATTTGCTTGAAATCCTATTCTACCATAGTATTGACCTCCACCATAATCATAATAACCAAATCTTATTCTTTCATTTCCTCCTGGTGTAATAATAGCTGAATATGTAGCATTAGCACTAAATAAACCGTCTTGCGTATATGAAGAAAATGAACTATTAGCCTTTATAAATGAACCAAAAAAACCTGTTCCGCTTACGTTTAATCTAAAACCTCCATCCGATGTAGTACCTATCAACACATTCCCCCCACTAGTAATCCGCATACGTTCGGTATTGCCATTTACAAATACTAACCCATCACCACCAGCGTTACCAATAGCTAAAATATCTCCCTTAGTTCCAGCCAAAGGACTTCCGCTACCATTCCAATAATTTGCAATAGGTAGATATAATGAAGAAGAAGAACGTTGTAAATAAATTATATCATTTACTGTAAAACTTCCAGTTGTATGTAAACGTGTATTTGGCGCAGTCGTTCCGATACCTACGTTATTAGTACTAGTAATCCATAAAGCATTACTTGAAGTCGCTTCGTTAAAGAACTGAAAAGCACCACCTACGGAAGCAAGTGTCCATTTGTCATTTGTAGCTTCTTTAAATAATATACCTACGTTTCCCGAACCCGAATCCGTATCTTGTAAAGTTAATCTAGGATTACCTCCTAAAGCCATTGTCAAAGCCCCCGTAAGAGTGCCCCCAGTTAAAGGTAGGTAAGCAGATAAAGCAGAAGGGACAACGTAATCAGTACCAGCAACGGCAGCAACTAAATTCCTAGATGAATTAGTTTTAACCATTGCATTTGTGCCAACCGATTGGAAGCCTGCATCGCCTTGAAAGAATGCGTTACTTTGAACATACAAAGCGTATCCAGTACCACCGTTTAAAACTCTTAAAGCATCACTTGAACTTGATGTACTTATAGTCCCACCGCTTAAAGGAAGATAGTTAGCTAAAGACGCGGTTGATGCTTTATTATTAAAGGTATTCCAATCCGTAGAACTCAAAGCACCCGTAGTGCTTGTCGATGCTAAAGCTAAAGATAAAACCTGAGTGCTTAACGAAAGACCGTTTGCCGTTCCGATTGTAACCGCATTATGTAATTGTGAAGTTAAGGCAATAATTCCGTTTGCGTCTGGTAAGTTATAATACCTTTGAGCAGTTAATCCTGATATATCAAAATTAGCTACACTTACTAAACTAGGTAAGCCAAAAATAATGCTTGTAGCATTTGCAGCAATTGTACTATATCCAGGAAATCCAGACAAGGTGCCGTCATGCTTTAAATAAATATCTTGGTCAAATAAAGTGTAGGACGTAAATGTTTTAGTGCCTCCTATTGATTGAGTTCCAGTTGTAGCAACGTATCCAGCTAAGGATGGAATGTCACTTGTAAGTGCAATAGTTCCAGAAGTATTTGGCAAAGTATAATCCCTTGAAGCGGTTAGGCTTGTTAAAACAAACTTAGCCATATTGCCAGCAGGCAAACTGAAAATAATACCAGTTGCATCTGAATCAATGCTATTATATCCTGTAAGAAATGAAACACTTGAATCTTGCTTTATAAATATGGTGTTATCAAATAAGCCAAACCCAGTAAAGTATTTATTACCTGCTATGCTTTGGTTTCCAGTTGTATCTACATAACCACTCAAAGAAGCTGAAGTTAAATAAGTGTTTGAATCTACACTACCATCTGCTTTTAAGAATTGTGAAGACGTACCGCCAGATTTAACAATTGAAGATGCCGTTAAACTAGAAGATAAACTTATACTTGTGCCACTTAAGCCACCATATAAAGTCATATTAGCACCGCCACCGCCTCCTAAAATTGCAATCTGTGTACCATTATTGGAATTTATTGAAAGTCCTCCAGAACCTACCGCTTTTACTTGGTTTACTATTGCGATTCCAGCCGTTATATTATTACTTCCTAAATTTACGTTTCCAGTTGCACCCGTATAAGGTACAAAACCTGAAATATCTGGCATCGTTGCTAAAGTCCCATCGCCTCTCACGTATTGAGCAGTTGTACCTGCACCAGTAATCGCTAAAGTTCCTGAGCTAGTGATTGGTGAACCCGAAACACTAAACGCACTTGGAACCGTTAAGGCTACAGAAGTAACCGTCCCGACATTTGAGGTGTAACCGTTCGGATTTGATGCAGGGTAGTATGTTGTATTATCGTAGGAGATTGTCGTTCCTGATGCCTTTACAAAGCCTGTACCGTTTAAATCATCTTGCTTTGCATCTAGTGCAGTTTGCAAGTCTGTTTGATTTGATAGCGTTCCAGTGATTCCACCCCAAACCGCAGCTGAAGATGAAACTTCAACGTAAACGCTACCGCTCCAACGATAGATTTTATTCGTATCTAATGTAATGTAAATCTTACCCGTTTCGCCGGTTGTAGGAAGTGTGCCAAAGCTAGACACCTCGATAACATCGTCCACGTAGCTAGGTAATTGCGAGCTAGGGACTTTGCCATCTCCACCCAATGAAGCGTATCCGTTATTAGCTCCCTTGTTTGCTACATTCTCAGGGGTGTATCCTAAAGCCGTAGTGACATCGCTAGATGTAATACCAGTTAAATAGGTGTTAGTGTCAATTGTATAGCTATTGTTTGCCGTCTTTTTAAGTAAACCAAACGTGCCACTAAGTGCAGCGATAGAGGTTAAATCGCCATCTAATGGTTGCTTGTTATTTAAAGCCGTTTGTGTAGCAGTCGAAATAGGCTTATCTAAATCACTTGTATTATCAACCGCACCTAAACCCACCATTGCCTTAGTAATACCGCTAACCGTTCCCGTAAATGTAGGGGAATTAATAGGAGCTTTGAGATTTAAAGCGTTTTGTAAATCAGTTTGATTGCTTAATGTACCTATAATTTGCCCCCATCTAGCATTTGCCGTAGCTGAAATCTCAGCGTAAGCCGAGCCAGTCCAACGATATAGCTTGTTTGTGTCCTTAGCAAGGTAGAAATAATCGATTGAGCCAGTCGCAGGGAAGTCTGCAAGCGTATTAAATTGCAAGATATTAACTTCGCCACCTGAGCGTAAGATATTAATCTCGACTAAGGTAGGTGTAACGTTAAGCGTTACATCCTGCGTCCCATCCGTAACGTTTATATCGATATTATTCTCGTTATTAACGTAGTCGACGGTTATGTTTTCTACAATTACATTCTGAGTAGCCGTGACCGTTACTTCTTGAACCGTAGTGCTTACATCTAGTAAGACGGTTTCAACGGTTTCAGTTACCGCAATATCTATTATTTGGTCATTAGGCTGTGCCGAAACGAGAATATTATTCACGAATTCGGTCACTCCGATTGTAATATCATCCATTGTTATCGAGTTATTTCTGGTAGAATGTTAAATGTCCCTTGCACGTAAGTCTTCACGTCACCGCCCGAAAGCGTGAATTGAATGTCGTAGGAATAATTAAACACCTCAATATCAATAATCTGTTTGTTAATTTTAAATTGCCCAGCGGCAGCGTTTGTAATAGTGATTCCAGCCGAAGAAGCCGAAGTTAAAGACAGAGCCGCAGTCGCATCCGAAGCACTCTTTCTTAATTGCATTCTAATAACTGCACCTGTAAGATTTACCGCTACGTTATTAATCTTTAATTCAAAAGCTACTTGGTCAAAAGTATCGCCTTTTATATGCGTGAAATTAAGACTCATTTTGTATTTTGTTTAAGTATATTTTTAACTTTTTTACGTTCGACTTTTTAGGCTTATAAGTACCAGCCACCAAAGTCTGATTTTTTGTCTGGGTGCATATCTGCATTTGAGTTCGTGTTATATTCTGGATATGAAGACTGGTTGAAACTCATGTAATCAATAAACCTGCGAGTATAATGCTCGGCTATTGAACGCTCTTTTTCGACTAAGTAATCTATTTCCCCTTTCTCAACATTTGTACTATTTTCGCTACTATGTTTAAATACGCCTTTGTTAGCAATTGTATAAGCTGCAAACGGCAAAAACTCGACCATAGACCAGTGGATAACCATAGGCTTAATATAAACGTTTAAAAGCATTGTATAAGGGCTAGTTAAATTACTAGCTACTATCCCGTCGTTTATCTTATTAAATAGCTTAGTGCCTAAGTACCCTTGAATATGAGTATCTTGAGCAACCTTAACCCACTGAATAAATTTATCAACGTCCACATTACCATTCATGGCTGTGAATTTTACGATATCATCTCTTGAAACAAAAAGCGCTTGAGCCATTCTATGTTATTTTAAAAATCCTTGATTTGGCATATTGATTGGAGCCGTATAAACTAGACGGCTTTCTTTCTTATAATCTTTGCCGTCCGACTTATCAAAAGGTGCAGGTAAAATCTCGCCTGCTTTACGTGCCTCCGCTGGGCTTATCTCTTCGGCGCCCTTTCTACGTGGGTCTATAAAACGCTTATAAGTTTCACGAGTCCAATAGTGATGACAAGCTCCGCCTCCTTTGTAAAGGAATATATCGTAAGTGTTTGCACCTCGTGGCCCCCAGCCTGGGTTAGTGCTAGCCTTTTCACTCATAGCCATAATGTCTTCCTTACGGTATAGCTTATTTGCTTGCGTCATTTTCTTACAAAACTCCCTAGACTTATCGGTAGTTTCACCGCTATATCTGTAACGTGATGCGTAAAGTTTCCCGTCTTGAGAACTTTTTAAATCAGGACGTGCCACTCCGGTAGTCACAAATTTCCACATCTTAGCAAGTAGAGATTTATCTGGATTGTTTAAGGCATCTAGCTCTGCGTCTAAGCGTTCTTCGTCTTCGTATGATACTGGTCGGCTATCTACAAGCTCCCACTCGTTAGGGTCAAGTTCTGCGCTAAATTCGTCTATATCTAACTCCTCTAATTGAGAAGACAATGTAAGAGGAGAAGCTAGGCTAGCACCGTCAACCGTAGGAGGCAACGAAACTAAATTACGTATTTCATTAGGAGTCATGCTCTCAAGTACCTTAGTGGCTACTAAAGGAGAAAGGCTATTGATTGCTTCAATAATAACATTGCCTCCGCCTTCATCTGTTAGCTCACCTTGCGCATCCAATGGCTGTAAACTAATGAATTCTAGGTTTAAAGATATTGCATTAAATCCTAGTATTTTGTTTAGTGCATAAATAATGTTTTGCTGAAATGGTCTAATTACCATATTGTCAAACAAAATAGACGCATTCTTTAGCTCATCAGCGTTTGAACTAAACCCATTCGCCGAAGGGATACCAAATAGTAAGCCAGACGTTACGTTGTGTCCTAATAGAATCTTACCTCTCGACTCTTCGCTTAAATAAGTATAGTGTGCAGGCGCATCATTTAAAGGTACATTGTCGATTGTAGTCTTTTTAGTCTCATCGCTATTAAATGAAACTACAATTTTAGCCCCACTTGCGCCGGTTAATTTCTTTTTAACGTCCGAAGCTTGCAAAGACATTTTCTCTTCGTCTGGAACTCCGTTGTTAAAGTTAATTACGCTAGTTGGTGAGAATCCGTTTTGGACATCGTTGATTAAGTAATCCGCTATTTCTTCTTCTAGCTTAGTATAAGGCAAAGCGCCGATGTAATCTACATTAGAGTAGTACTTTTGACCTACCGAATAGTTACGAACGCATAGAATTTCTAGCGTTTTATCGCCATATCCAAAAGCCGGAATGCGCTTAGGCACAAACTTTTTAGTTTCTTGCCAGTTGTCGGAATAATAATACCCAGTAATTTCGCCTTTCTCATTGCATTTCTCAGCTCTAATTAGTTGGGCAGGTACGTGTTCGATTCTAACAATAGAATCTTTTGCCTTATTGTAAATCAATTGGAAATAACCTTGGCCCAAAAGTTTGTAATCTGTAATAATACACTTTAATACCTCGGGACGAAATAACATTTTCATCTGAGCGTATTCGTTTGGCTTCTTATTTGAATCCTTTGCATCTAAACCACGGCCATAAATCAACTTAACGATTGAGTTAATAACCGAGTTATTAGTAGTCGAGTTATTATATCTATCTATTAGGTACTGATAATAGTCGTTATCGTCTCCGAAATTAACCCATGCATCCTTATTGGATTCTACGGATTGAGGTGGTTTATGAGATTCGAAATTAAAAACGTGAACGTTACTCATAGAATATTATGTTTTGGTCGTTTTGTTTGTACACATCTTTGTTAACCGAATAGGTATCGATTGCCTGATTAGTACAGAATATCTTATCTCGGTGAACTAAATAGTAGTCTAGCTTGCCATCTATTACACCGTAGTATTTTAACTCCACGCTATACACGTGGCCTTGCTCAATGAAATCAAATACTAAATCAAAGTAAGAATGAAAGGATTTTTTCTTTACGTAAATTGACTTAGTAATAGTCTCGTTTGTGGTTTCATTTGTGATATACATAAAGTTCGCATCGTTTAGCCTTGTGGGGATAAACGTGAAACGCTGAACCGTACTATTCTCTTTAAGAATTACCATAACCTATAAACGTTTTTTAATATGTTTTGTTTCTAAAACGGAAAAGGGTGGGACATCAGCCCACCCAGTTCCAAACCGTAAACAACAAAAAATTAATTAAACTCCAGTAGTTATCGTGAATCCAGCTGTAGTTAAAGAAGTGCTTATAAAGTTAGCAGGTACTGGCTCTTGTCCAGATAATACTAAAGTGTAACCACTTAAATCCCCCATTGCAGCGCCAGTAACGATAGTACCTCCAGATACTTCCATACCGTTACGTAAACCAGCATAGAAGAAATTACCATTGTTATCTTCTACAATAACCTGTGGACGACCGTAAGACAAAAGTTTAATTTGTCTGTGGTCTGCAACTGATAACTTTTTTAAAGTTAAGTTAATTGTTTGCTCAAAAAATGTAGTTCCGTTTTCACGGCTTGAGTTGATAGTTTGCTCGAATGAGCTATTACCTTTTAGGTCGTACTTAAATGCAACAGGTGTACCAGCAACCGCAGAGATAGCGTCGGTGTTTGTTACATCGTAAGTATAACCAGTAGCGTCACCCCAGTTAACAAAGTAAACGGCTTTCAATCCACCGTTACTCGTTTTGCAAGGCTCAATTCTCCCTAAAGAAATATCGCACATATTGATTAATTTATAATGTTGAAAAATAAGCACCCCGAATTAACGAGGTGCTATTGATTGCTATTAGTTAGCAGAGTTAGTGATACCGTAAGTAACGATATCTTGAACTACACCGTACTGAACACCAGCGCTTAGACGCATAATTACGCGAACGTTCTGGCTGCCGTCGATGTCTGCTAAATCAATAACCTTAACTTCTGTGTGGTCTGACAATAAAGAAGTACCAAAGTATAAGTTGTCTTTAGTTGTAGCAATTGCTTTGTTAGCACCCATTCCGTTTGCTACAAAGATTTTAACGCCATCAAAAGATAATGAACCGTTATTGTACCATTGAGTTCCTAAAGCGTTTGTACCGTTAGCACCTAAACCAGATGCACCGAAACCACCTAAAGCACGAACGTAAGCACGAGCCATGTTCTGAGATACGTAAATGTATAAGTCTTCGTTTCCGTAAAGAGCAGCAGGGATAGCATCAACGATTTTACCCATTTCAGCTACTACGTTTGCAGCAGTTACCGTAGTTCCAGCAACTTCGTTAGCAGTTGGCAAAGCAGCGTCCGCAGCTAATAAAGTAGCGAAGCCATCAAACTCACCAGCGTTAGCGTTAACACCTGACCAGATATTAGTCTCATTCTTTGCAGCAACTTTAGCAGCTACGTGAGCAACTAAGAAATCTTGGAATGAAGTTGGCAATACATCAAATGAAGAAAAACCTTGTTGTGCTGAAAGGTAATCCGAGTGGAAATCTTTCTTACAAAGTTGTAAGTTAACTTGGAACTCTTCTGGAGTGATAATACGCTCAGTCAAAGTGATTGTTGAAGTAGCATCAAAATCGCAAGTAGCGTTCTTTAAAATATCGTCAGTAGATAAACGCTTGATGATTTCTTTGTACTTAATGTTTGGTTTAACAGTGATACCACCAGCTTCGATAGTTGGAGCTGATAATAATGCGGCAGCGATAATTTGGTCTTTAAATTCACCGCTGTAAGTTGTAGTAATACTTGTGCTAGTTGGCATTTTTTTATTTGTTTAATGATTATTTTGAAAAAATTCTATTATATACTGAATCCTGAATTGAACCTACTTTGTTTTTTGAAATTTTAAATTGCTTTTGAGAAACTCCAGCTTCTGGGTTATGAGCTAAAGGCTCAGCACCTTCTTGAGTAGAAGCCATTTCAACTTTTAAAGATTCGTTTTCTGCTTTTAAAGCTTGGTTTTCTTCTTTAATTACTGAAAATTCTTGACGTAATTTTTCAATTTCAGCAAAGAATGTCTCCTTAGAAACTGATTCTACAACACGTTTAGCCTTTGGAGCTTCCTGCTTTAACTCTGGTGCTACTACTTCTTCAGGTGCTTCAATAACCATAGGAGCTTCTACCTCTTCTACTTCCTCTTTAGAAATAGCAGAGATAATACCCTCAACCGCTACTACTAACATAGTGCCGTCTTCTAACTTGTACTCGCCTACAGGCATAGGTACAATACCGTCAGCCGTTACAATTCCTACCGAGAAATCAGGCTCAAAAGATTCCGCTTCGATAATGGTAATTCCATCCTCTAACTTCATTTGAGCAAGCTTTACTTCCATAGAAAGAACAGCTTTAATCTTGTTTAATGTGTTCTTGTATTCCATTTTTATTTATTTATTTAATTAATTTACTCTTACAATGACTCTAGGTTGATTTGTATTTACAACCGATGAACTAGCCTGTGAAACTAAAGCTCCTATGCCTTGATTAATCAATTCGCCTTCGCAACATTCTTTAGAATAAGTGCCGTCTTTGCAAAGACAACCACGAGATGCGTCTTGTGGACTATTACTTTTATTTGCCATCTTTAATTATTTGGATTATTTGATTAATTATTTTTTCCTCTTCTAATGTCAAAATCTCTAATTCTTTAAGTTTATTACGTGACCAGCTTAAGGCTGATTTACCCCCCCACAATAAAAAGCTAATATATCCGCAGTCATTTTGCGAACTAGCATTGTCGTAAAACGTTTCGGCCCTACTTAAATAAGCATACATTCTCTGAATAGTTTCTACTGAAACCGGTTCTCCGTTTGCTAGTTGCTGAGCTCTTACCTTACCGGTTTGAGTCGCGCACTTATTGCCATTTCTTTCGTTTAATTCAATACCTTTTTGAGCATTATTTTTAACGTCATTACCATAATCAGAATAAGATTCTAAAGCTATCTCTTCGGCCATCTCTAGTTTGTCAGCAAAAAATCCCTCAATAGAGAATCCCTTGTATTTGCCATCCTTAACATCGCCCCAAACCTTATCGTCTTCTATTTTCATAGAAATCATCCATGTGCCCTTTGGCAAATCAAACCCATAGACTTTAGACTTATCCATCTCTGGGTTATCAATAATCCAAGACTCGACTACCGTAGCCCCATCAAATTTAGCCTTATGCTCTAGCGTTGCGTTTGACTGGTTACCATTCTTTAAGAATAGCTCGCTCGCTTGTTTTACCGTAGCCTCGCTAAAGAACACATAGAACTCATCTTTGCCGTTCTTACGATAGATTTGCTTATTAGGAATAAGAGCAGCACCCATAAGAATACGCTTTTCAGCATCTACCTCAGCAAACTCTATTTTGTATTCCTTATTTAAAGCAATGAAGTTCTCTTCGATAGCCGGTGAATCTACCAAGCTAACAGCGTCTATACCATCTAAATCCTTTTCGATAATTAATTCGACAATTCTCATAGCCTATAAACGGTTAAATTTTGTTTTGTTATATTTTCACTATCCAAGACTTGCACTCGAAACGATATTACGATTTAAACTTTGCGCTGAGGTTACATCATTAGCCACTACGTATGCCTTAACTACAGGCAAATCGCCTCCTATTGTGTTAGCTATTTGGTTAGCACTTGCAGGCGATGCTCCTACTACATTAAATCTAGGAGTCGCAGGTGGTGCCGCAGCACTACCGCCACCTCCGCCACCGCCAGGAACTTGAACGGCTAATATATCAGAGATAGATTTAAACGCCGCAGCTCCTACTACTACGGTAGAAGCTACTTTGGTTGCAGTTCCAAATGGTTCCGGATAAGGATTTGGTGCCTTCCAAACTTCGGAAATAGCTAAGTAAGCGTTTATCGTAGCTTGAGCAACTGCCAAAGCTTTACCCTCTGCGGTTTGTCTTCCTAATAATTCAGAGAATTGACCTAACGCCTGTGCTGTTATAGCTAATAAAGCTCGCTTGCCGTCTGCCTCCGCCCGTGCAAGTAATAATTGATTTTCTGTATATTTCTTAGCATCCTCTAAACTTTTATCCATTGCATTTTTTACAATGGTATTAGTTTTAGTTTGCGATTCCTCGGCAGTTTTTTGAGTAATTTTTGCTTTACCCCTTTCAAATATTTCCCTTAATCTAAGCTCTTCCTCATATCTAGCATTAAGAGCTTCTCCTTCTTGTTGTAATCTTTCATTAAATTTATCTGCCTCCGCCTGTCTTGCTGCCGCTTCTTTATCTCTTTGCTCTTTAGCTTTTTGGTTTTTTGCGTCTTGAATTGCTTTAGCCTTAGCAGCGTCCGCAGCTGCTCTCTCAGCGTCTATCTTTGCAAGTGTTCTATTTAGTTCTTTTGCTAAAGCTATTTGATTTGCTCCATCCTCTTTTAATGCCTCATTGTAAGAATTGACCGCCTCAATCTTTTGTTTGGTATATTGGTCTGTTATGCTTGCATTTTCTTTTAAAAATTTAGCGTTTTTCTTAAGTGATTTTTCAGCACTTTCTTGCATCCTTTCTACAGCCCTTCCAGCTTCAGATGTAAGACCAACAAAATCAGTAACGGCATTAACAATCCCACCAATTACCTTGCCAACAGATGCTAATCCAGGTACTAACTTTAAGGCCATAGCCTTTAGCTTATCAAAGTTTTCAATAAGCAAACCAACACCAACTACAAGCGCACCGATACCTGTCGCAATCAAAGCCCCACGCAATACCTTTAATCCGGTAGACGTAGCGTTATTAACAAAATTGTAAGCGGTTTGAAATATAGTAAGGCTTTTAATTGCCGTTCCTAGTTGTTTAACGCTATTAGCCCCTTCTCGCATCGCTGCAAAACCTTGCGTAATAGCCAAAGCAGATTGAACTTTTAGGATTGCTTTCTCTACGTCCTTATTCTCTTTTCCAAATAAGGCGATAGCTCCCTGAGTTGAGGCAAAAGCACCCGAAACAAATTCAAGTGAACCTCCTAGCTTTTGAGTTAAGGTGGTAGCCGCAGCGTCTACCGCTAAATCCGTTTGAATTTGAGTCTTACGGTAATTACCTACGCTTTTTAATAGGGCGTTAAATTCGGTTGTACCTTGCTTACCTGCTAAAGCTAGTTCATAAAGCCTATCCTCGGCCTCACCCATTCTAGCGGTAAGCGGTTTAAGGTCTCCATAAACTTCTTCAAAGCTTGCGTCTAAGTTCTGACTAGCATCGGTTAGCGTTTCAAAAGACTGCTCTAATGAATTTACATCTTTTTTAGAAGTTTTTATCTGACTGCTTAGGTCTTTTAAATGGCCTTCTGTTTCCTGAATATTGTCTTTTACAACTAAATCGACTATTTTCTTCTCCGCCATTTTACTTCTCTTTTAACTTGTTTTAAAAATCCACTAAAACTTTTTGGTAATTCGTACTTGCCCTTTGCTATTTCTATTGCTTCGCTTTTGCCGTAATGGTCTAAGGCATTAAGCATTGCCATAATCTGCTTTATCATAATTGAACCACTTCAACGTGAACGTAAATTGATGTTGTCTGGGCAGTAATTTCCTCTAATAATATATCAAAGGTAGTTGTACTTGAACCATCTTTTCTAAACAAAACTCCTAACATATCATTATCTAAATTAGGTGAGGCGCTTGCTGATTCTACTTCGCTTCTAACTTTGAAATTTGTAGAAGTTAAAAGACCCGATGGAATCGTTACTCTTATTTGAACATATTTACCTGATACTGAACCCACTCTTGTAGCACTCGATAAATTACCAGTAACTGACCAGCTTGTTGTTGAATCAGCTATATCTATAGGCCCAATTCTTCCATAAGCTACGGTTGGAAGTCCTACGTAATCTACTATGGCTTCCTCAACGGCTCTGTGTTCGGCTGCCGTTATGTTAGAGCCTGTAGCCAAATTTGCTGCAATTAAATCTAATACTTGTTGCTTTGTCATTATGCGAAATAATCTGAAGGTGAATAATTTAGATTTGAGTAATCTGTTGTTATAGGCACTACGTCTACAGCTACTCTAAAGTCTGTAATTAATAGAAACTCTACCTCGCCAGTTGTCAAGTCTGTAGTAAAATTTTGAATAATATATTTTTTGCCTCTAATAATTAGGCGGTCATTTAGCTTTAGATTAGTAATAACACCAATTGGCAAGATTGATTTTATCTTTAACAACCTAGATTTTTTACTAAAAATATTACTTAAATAATCCTGATAATAATTAGCAAAGAGTGAATTACTTTCTAGCCTATTTGTATAAGTTGATTGCTCAATGCCAAAGTTTATTGTAAAGTTTTCCCCTGCAATATTTGAGTCTTGCCCAAACATATTGTAATTTAATAATTTGCTAGTTGTACTCCCGTTATTAAAAAAGAAATCCTGAGAACGAATAGTACCATAATCATATAGTAATACTGGGCCTGGTATAATTGGTGATAGATTCGAGTCTATACTATAACCTACTTGTAAATTAGTATCAGTAAACTTGCTCATTAGCATAGTCTCAAATGGTAGCTCTACCTTGTATTCTGTTCCGTCAACGTCCATATCATAAAGTAAATCACCGTATGATGTTTTATTTCTAGATAGGTATTCAATTGCAAGTAAGTTTTGAGCCTCCGCAAATTTGAATAATATGCTTTTGTATATTTGAGTTTTACTAATCTCAATGCTTTCTGTGGTAGTGTATTTAGTTAAGTCTATAATATTTCCTTCTAAATACCAATCCTCGAGTTGCTGAACTACAAATTCTTGTCCGTCTTCAGAATAGCAAGTTAAATTAAATGTCTTTAGAATACCGCTAAAGAAATCCTCTAACTTTAAATCAGGCGCAAAGTTTTGCAATCCAATTGCATTCGAAGAGGTTTGAGCTGTAGATTGTAAGGCAGTTAAATCGGTTACTATTGTTAAATTAAAAGCAGAAGTAATTCCAAAATAGTATTTACTTGTAAACGTAACTGGTTCATCAGATAAAATGTAAAATGAATATTTGCCACTCTCGCCTAATGGAACGTTGAGAAACATTTCGCCAGTTTCAGTTACATAGCTTTGCTCATTTACTTTAACTCCATCTTTATAGGTATAAATGCTAAAGTTTACTTGAGGGTCTCCAGCTGCTGGAACGCTAAACGTAATTCTTAAATTTGAATATCGAACTATAAAAGGTGCAGGTGGTTTCGTAAAATTTAACTCATCGTCAGTAACACTAAATAAACCTGCGCTTCCAGTTGTCGAAGTTACGCTATTAAAATTAATTTTTTTAGGAGCAAATTCCGCCTCTATTGTATTGTTATTTTTAAACCATAAAAACGCTCTTTTAAATTTATCAGAATTTAAAAATGACCCCGAGAATGTAACTCCAATTTTCAAAGCAATTGCATCAAAGATTGCAGATACTCTAACCGCAGGAAATAAATCCGTGTGATAAATAGGTGTTGCACTTTTAGAAATATCCCAATCCTGTTCAACGGCCCCGTTAGTATTCCATTGCCAAACTTTTTTGGAGCTAATTAAAGGGAATTTAACATCTGAATTTACTAACCCTTCTACTCTATCCTTTACGCTAACACCATTGTAATTAAAATCTAAAGCTGAGTAGTCTAAATCCTTAAGGTTTAAACTATTGAATTTATCCTTTAAAGATACAACTGCGCCAAAGAAAGTAATTTGATAGTTGTCTAATTCGCCATTTTTAAATTGAGCCTTTTCAAGTTGAATTTTACCAAATCTAAAAGGTATAGTATCTAGCTCTATGAATCCATCCTTTCGTGTTCTAGCGTCAAACCCATTGTCTACGTCGTTATCATACCAATGCTTAAAGATAGCGTTGTTATTCGTAGTAGCTGGAACCGTAAACGATTGACTAAAGTCTGTAAACGTTTTAGATATATCAGCTATATCCTGAACGCTAGACGTGACGCTTATCTTTTCATCGCTAAATAGTTCGATTCGCCTAGCAATACCACTCTCATCGTAAATATATACCCCTACTACTATCATTAAATTACATTATTAATAAGATTAAATGCGTATTCAAACTCCATTTCGTAGTTAATATTTCTATCCTTAAGCGAGGTTTTAATATCGGTTGATTGAGTCCTAAGTAAAACTGGAACATCATCTAATAAAATCGTTTCAGCTAAAAGCAAATCTTGAATTAACTCACTATAATTTTCATTAACCCATCCTGTATTTAATTTAATGCTTTGCTTGCCGTTGATATTAAATACATCAGATTGCCCTTTCTTTACATTGTAATTAATTGAATCTGGCAATACATTATAAGGTGTACCCATGACATTTATCGCCTCTGATTTAGCCTTAAAAAAAGTCATAAATTGCCAGCCTCCATATCGGTTAATAAATTGACATTGTACTGGTGTGTATTTTGGCTCGCAGATTGGAGTAACCGTAAACGTTTTAGAAATGCCTACCGTAGTGCCTTCAGGTTTCCAGTTTAAAGTAACCGTATTACCTTGGTCAAACTTAGATGAAGTTGTTCGTACTGGAATCTTTAAAGCTGATATTGTATTTGTATCGTAGGAAACTACTACCTCGTTTCGTCCGTTCATATCCTTATAGGAAACGTCTACTTTACTTGAGCCATTAGCTGTGAAATCTACTAAAGCATTTATAAATGGATATTTAGAAGAACCAATACCCTCTTCATAGGTAATTTCTATGTTAGGGTTTGCAAGGCAAATAAATAAATCGCTAGGGTCTGTCTTATTATATCCATCGGTGTATAATGTATATCCATTAACAGCCCAATAATCAGATGTCACAACGGTTGTATAATCTCCAGGTGTATTTTCTTTATACGAAATAACCCTTACTTTTGAAAAAATCGTGTTTGAATTATCAGCTGGTGAAATAGTATTTATATATTCTCTTAAATACTGAGAGATATTATAATCATTACGTAATTGAGTGGCAGAAGGTGAGCGTTTAGATAGGGTATAGGTTGCAGTTCCTGGAAGCGCAGAACCACCAGCTGAAATAAATAATTGAACCAATGAGCCTATTTGTCCGGTCTCATTAACGGTAATAATATAAGGGCTTCTAGCGTTAATTATCATTTCTTATTTAAGTTAAAATCTACAAGCGTGTCAACGTCTACGCTAAATGCTTTTATTAAATCAATATCAATATACTTCATGTATCCTTTCTCAAATGGCTTAGTAAAGAATAAGCTAGGCTTTAAGCCCTTGTTAAATATACTCCTAGAAATAATGTAGGCCGTAGATTTATAGCTTAAGAACTTGCCATTTTCTCTATTTCTAAATTGTATTTTCTTACCCTCAACCCACTTGCGTATCCCAGAGGAAAGACCATTTGAACTCGCTTTGCTTCCTCTACTTTTGCCAAACTTAAATGGACTCTTCGGCGCTCTTGCCGAGCTATTAGCTCCTTTAACCCCTTGGTCTTGGTAAGCTCCATGCTCATCCATCAAAAAGCCTACTATGGTATAATTACCTTCGCTTACTATTTCTCCCTTTATGCTATTATAAAGAGACTTTGTAAAGTTTTTCCGACCTCTGGTAAGGTTTGCCCTAGACTGAGAGACTACATAATCCCTAAACCTCTTAATCGTTGCTTGGGTTTCACTTAATTCCATTAGCAAAGTGTCATATCATTCGGTATAGTGACGTCAAACGTTAGCGTCCATCCTGCTATTTTGTTTTCAAATCTATCCATAAATGGCTCGGCGCTAGGCTGTCCAATGACTTGAATTAAATTAGAATATAAATACCCTCGCACTAGGTCAGCGGTTAGCTTAGAAGCCAAAGCAAGCTGTGTATTCAACACGTCTTGCTCGTTGTCATTGCCCTCCCAAACGTCCGTAATCTCTGCCTTGCTTTCGTCTACTATATCCATGAATAGGATTGATATATTTAAAGACGTAGTACTCTCTGCAAGCTGGGCATTGTTAACTATAATATGAGCAAGTGGAAAAATGGTTTGCTTGTTTAAGTCAACCCCAAAGATGTCTCCGATGCTTACCGTATTAATGAAATCATTTGACTTCAAGTAATCTTTTAATGTGTTTACGACGTAATAGTATCCGTTCATTTGCTTGCGCGTTTAATCATTTTCATTTCTAAATCCATCTTTTGTTTCTCAAAAGTTAGATATGTAAGGCACTGCCTTAGAGGTAATTTTGATATTTCACTAAATCGCCTAACGTCTCCCTGAGCGAGAGCATAGAGAGAGCTATACCATCCCCACCGTTTTCCAAATTGTGCTTGTTCATCAAACTCTGAATCCGTGGATTCTCCTCCAAATAAGTCAGCGTACTGGTCATTAATTCGTTCCCTAAATGATAAAAAAAAACCGTAGCTCCAAGAACTACATCGATAGGTGCGTGTTTCATTACCTCGCTATAAGTAATCGAACCGTTGTAATCCTCTATCTGGTATTTATCATTTACCTTCTTTGTAATCGGTCTAAATAACACCGCCATAGCTTTGTGCATTTCTTGCCAGTCGCTTATGTAGGTATCCAAATCAACAAACTCCCCTTGGGTCATCTCTTCTAAGTTTGGTATAAATCCAAATTCTACGCCTCCCATTTTAAACCTAGGGATAAGCTTATGGGACACTTTAAACATTTCGTTTATTGAAGCCGTAATTTCCATTACTTGCTTGTGCTTAATGTTGGCAATGTCCCGTAAGTCTACCCCACAGAAATATTGCACCATCTTTTGGTGCAAAAACTCCGAGTCTTCGTTTGTCTCAGCTATTTTGAGAAATGCTTGGTATTGAGCCAGCTTAATCTCACTTAGTTGCGTAGGAATTGTTAATTCTAGCTTCATAATGTATAAACGTTAATTGTTGTTTTTTGTATTAGTAGACAAAATACTTGCCTGAGTTCGGATTAGATAGCTGGTAGAATACGTTGTAACGTATGGCATCGATAGCGTGGTTAAAGTTATCGACCACAAGCCCAGATTTTTTATCTGAGTATATGTAATTGTTGAGTTCTTTTCCAATGTTTTGGGAGTTAGGTTCTATAATTAACTCATAGTCTTGCATAAGAGCAAGGCCAGCGGTAATACTTCCAGCTCCTTTCTCTGTTGCTATTATGTTACAACCCTGAGATGAAAGCTCTGCAATTAGTCTAGGCTCTGCACTATCCGCTACGATTAGCCCTTTGCCACATATTCGCTTGTTGATATGCCCTATCTCGCTAGTCGTTAGCTTAGGTTTATAGAGATGCTCCTTAATATAGATGCGCTTTTTGTTTTTATCGATGGCTACTTCTACTAAGGTGGTCGGGTCTATTGAGAATCCAAAGTCTTGACCGAATGAGGTTTGTAGATTATCGGGATTAAAGTCTCCGAATTTCCAATTAGTAAACACTACCCCCTCGGCTTTGTCTA